GGGCGCACGGTCCAGCATGTCCCACCCCGCATACGGTCCATGACGCATCCAGGTCCGGCAGACAGGCGCCTTTCTCATGCTGTTTCTCGCATCCGACCTGACATACGCGCCAAACCTTGAATAGACAGCACGCATATATGGCGTCAGCAATCTACTGGCAATCGGTCTGTCGAAAAACAAAACCTTCGACTCGTCGATCGTCAGCATGAACGGACCAAAAATGGCGGTGTGCTTGCCTGAAGTCGGTGTGGGTACGCCACGACCGCGCATGAACGAGAGAAGCCCCTTCGACGCCTTGATGAACTCGGGGGAAATGCCGGGGGTCGTCCCGGCCGCAGGGAAATCCCAGGCCGCGCCGAAAACTCGGTAGTTTCTGGTGAACGTGCCGTGCGGCTTCATGTGACGCGCAACAACACCACCCGCTCCACGCATGGTGTACGCACGGGGAACCCTCGGCTTTCTGAAAGCCCTTGCATACGCACCAGCGGAAAACGGTCTAGCTGGCATTGTTTCTCGCCATCATCCTAGACGCCATCAACCCCGGGTTCGGCTGCAGCAGCACAAACTCGACCCGCAGCACGCCAAGCCACGCCAACAAGGAAGGCATCTCCTCTTCCGCGTAGTCGATTTCCTGGGACGTGAAAGCCGCGACAAGCTGACCGCCCATGCTAAACGTCTGGCGATTCATCGAGTCCTGCACTTCTTCCATCAACAGCGCCATCTCGTCCATCGACGTAACGTCTGCCGGGTCGATGCTGCGATAGAACAGAATACGGATTCCGATGTTGAGTTGATCCGTGCCGCGCGATTCAACCGACATCGTCCGCACAGACGGAATAACGAGAACCTGCAACGTGTCCACAGTCTCAAGGTCGAAACGAGGATACCAAACCCTCGCTGCCGTGAAGGCTTGGCTGAAATCACGCTCAACGCTGTTCAGCCAGTTGACAACATTGATCGCCAGCGTGGCTGACTGCGGTGCCGTCATCAGTTCACCCGTGTCGTGTAAATACGATAAGACGAACGAAGTCGATCGTGATACCTGTACTCCGGTTGACTGTTGTGCGCCATCACGCGAAACCGATAAGTGACACCATTCTGCGTTTCGCGTATCTCGTCGCCGGCCTTCGGTACGGCGTCAAGTTCGTCGACCGGGACAATGAAATCCATGTCACGCACAGTGATGAACGTGTCGATGGAATTCGTGTCGAGGTTGCGGCCGTCCGTCCCCTTCGTCACGCCAGTGATCGGGTACGAAATGCCGCCGTTCGGATGGTATGTGAAAGTGCTGGTGGCAGAGAGCGACGACCTGCGAACGCTCTCCAGCCACTCAGCACCCCGTTCCAGCATGTCTGACATGATTAGTCAGGGATTTCCTGCAACAACCGATTGTTGAGTTTGACCCATGCCTTCGTGTCAGTCTCCGCGACAGCCTTGGCGAGCGAATGAGGACCGGCCTCAACCGTGACCGTCGTCGATGCACCCGCAGACAGTGAGCAAGGGGCGCCTTGATCGCCGGCCTGCGTGTCTGCTGGAACTTCGTAGACGCCTTCAATCTGAAGCGCGCCAACTTCCCCTGCTGCGATCGCCACGTTGGCGATACCCTGCATCCCCGTACTCAGGTCGACGACATCGCCTGCCGCCACGTCGGCTTCTGGCGTGTAGTCAACCGCTTTGCCTTCATGGCGGAATCGTGCTAAACCCATTTTTCAAACTCCTGAAAAGCAGAATCTCTGACAGACTGACTGACTGAACCTAAGCCGCCTCACCCAGCATGAAGACCGCTTTCTTCGGGTCTTGGAAAGCAATCCCGAAGTCGTGGTACGCACGCCACTGCATCCCCAGTTGGTTGAAGTCAAGCTGACTCGACTCGACAACCGGAGTCCGCGCGCCGCGCAGATACACGAGCTGGATGGCACCGCCGTCTGCCGGGTCACTGAACAGATACCAACCCACGTCGCTGGCGTTTGCGTAGTGCGCCGTCTTGTTGAGCCACTGACTCGTGATCGGCGGATACTTGCCGGCGTGCGGGTTGCCTTCGAGAATCGTCGCATCCTCGCCGGTCACCACCCTGGTGTCGTTGTAGAGTTGCTCGGCAGTGACCTTGTTGCCAGTCGACACCAGCATGTTGCGCGGTTCGATCGCCGCCGGGTATCCGGCGTCGTCCTCAAGATCAAGGAACAACTTTTCAGCAGCGGTCAAGCTGGCAATACCAAGCGCCGTTTCGGCACCCGCTAGGTAGTTCGCGTTGTCGGCGTGGAAGAACGAGTCTGCGTTCGCCAACAGGATTTCGTGGAACACGAAGTCGATCGTGCGTGCCGCCATCCGGCCGAACTGGCTCGCAGCCTCAGTGAAGGCACCCAAGTCATCGTTGATCTGCATTTGACGAGGAATCGCCAGCATCCGAGCGTAGGTTTTCAGTTGGTTGCTGAACTCCGTCTCGGTCAGATCAGTGTGCTTGATTTCTCCGGTGTCCCCCAGGACTTCCAGCAGACCGTTGGTTGTGATCCGGTAGCTGGAAACCTGCTTGAAGTCGGGCACGTCTCGGATAGACGCCAACTGAGACGCGATCATCGGATACGTCTCATAAGCCGACAGGAGAATCTTGTTGAGCACGTTCGACAACACCCCGGTTGTCGTCACCGTGCTGGTCCCCTCGTTCGCGTTCAACTGCTGGTCAGCACGCATCGAAGCACGGACGAAGTCGTTGTCCACGACGCCCGGGCGCACGCTCTTGCCTGCGTTCCGCAGTGTCGTATACATCAAGGTGTGCAAGCCGACGCCACGGTTTTCCCGCGCCATCGCGGCGTTCATCACGCGATCGCTGTAGTGCTTGCCCAACAGGTCTTCCTTCAAACCCGCCTGCAGGCACAACGACGCTTCGAGAATCTCGCCGTAGTTCTCCGGCTCGCGACTGCCGCCAACATGAATCGACGGAGTCTGAGCCTCACGGTCAGACAGCAGTTTCTCCAGCTTGGTCTTGTCCACAGACCAGTTCCCTTCCGTCGCCTTGGCGAACAACTCCATGTCCCCGTCGCAGACCTTCTGCAACTCGGCAACAATTCTCGCCTCTTGGGCGACACGCTTGCGGAAGTCCTTGGCAGACGCTTCCGCTTCTTTCTCGTCATCCTCTGGAGGAGTCTCGGAATCACTTTCCTCTTCCTCCGGTGGCACTTGGGCCTTCAAGCCAAGAGCGACTGCGAGGGCTTCTTTTTCCTCTGCGCTCATGTCAAGTTCCTTGAAGGCAGACATCAGTTCTGAAAATTCCATATCCTCATCTCCCGATTCTGACTGAGCCGCAAGAGACAACTGTGTTTCCTCGTCGCCACCCAGCGAAACAAAACTTACTGCACGCAATAAAAACGATCGCGCAATAATCACCGGACCATCAAACCAGCGACCATTGACGTGTACTCTTCTCCCTTTGGACACCTTTTCCAGCGAACGGACGCGACCCTCGATGCTCAACTGCCATGCGTAACCGTTGCGAGCCGAGTCGATGACCTCGTCACGGTACGGCGTTTCCGCCGACGTGCTGCCGTGAATCTGGATGGCGTCTGCAGTCAACTTCACTTCGTCGGCGTGCCCAACGCGCTGATCGCGTTCGTGATCGAGTGTCATTGGCAGCTTGTCGCCAGCTACCAACACACCCTGCATGTCGACGACGACAGGTTCCTTGAACCCGTCGACACGCAGCAGTCCACCACTGTAAGCAACCGCGCTGAAGGGCACGACCTTTAGACTCTCGCCTTCTTCAGCCTTGAGAACGACTGGAACATCGCACAAGAACCGAATGTTCTCACTCATCCGTTTCTTCTGGCGATTCCGTCTCTGTTGAGGCGTCATTCGCTCCGTCTCCTACGTCAATCTGCTGCTGGGCAACACCCGGCCTGGGCAGCTTGTTCATCTCTCTGATCCTGTTTTGCTCCATCAACTGCTGATAGTGCGTCTCGGGGTCTTTGTTGCGAGAAAGCAGGAAATCAGCATCCGTGATCAACCCCATCTCCCAGTACGTCTTTGTCGCCGCAGCTTCCTTGGCAGGATCAATGTACGGGAACGGATCAAAGCCCCAGGTGTGCTCGTATCCCTCCAGCGCGATGTCGTCAGGAAAGACGCCAGACGTGCTGGCAAGGTACTCACGCAACCACATCCGAAACGTCTTCTCGATAACCTGGGCGCACAACGTCTTCCGCTCGATCTCGACTGCCTTGTAGAAAGTCTGATTGTCCAGACGGCCGGATGCGAAGTTGTGCTCCGAACTGTCGGCTGACGCGATGTTGTACGGCAAGTCCAGGCACCGAGCGGATTCGGCCACGATCTGCTTGTGAAACTCCCTGAAACTCTGTGAAGGCTGTTCCACCCGAAGCTGGCTCAAGTCCCATCCGTAAGGCAAAGAAAAGAGTTGATTCCTCACGAACGGGATGGAAAGGAACTGGTCAACTTCCGCAACCGTCTCCTCGGTCGCCGCCGCATCGCTGCGCAGAAATAAGGAAACATTTGCGGCACTTTCCGCTGTTTCCAACGTCGCCAGCGTGTGCCTTCTGAGAATCGCCAGCAGCGGCAGCGCCTGGGCGATGTGCGTGATCCCCCGCCGCTGCCCTGGCCGGTCTTCACGGTAAAGGTGGCAGACCTGATCAGCGTTGACCCACTTGCCGTACTTCTTGTATTCCTCGTTCGTCCAGTAGAAGTAGCCGCCAGGGTGGTAACGCAGGATGTGATAAGACTTCACGTTGCCGTTGTTGTCCAGCTTCATGCCATCCATGCGCAACGGGTCATACTCGAACCATTGGTCATACACAAGGAACGGCGTGTCGCTGACGTAGTCGGCTTCGAGAACCCGCAGATTCAAACTCGCAGGACCATCCAGATTCCGGTCGGTAATGAAGATGCCGATGCTCTCGCCGTCCTGAACCTCGGCGAAGTAGAGAACCCACAACTTGTGACAGAAGTCAGTCTCCCGCATCCACGCCTGCCAAGCCAACTCGATCTGCTTGTTCCGGGCCGGGTCGCCCAAAGACATTTGCAGGCGCGGGCCAGTGCCAACGACATAGTTGGTCTTGGTCGAGATCATCCCTCGCAGATATGAGTTGTTCTTGACTTCGTATCTGGCGCGTCCACGCAGAATCTTGCGGACAGTCGAGTTGACAGACGAATTCGGGTCGCGGTCGTCAACCTGCGCCCAGTGATTCATGTTCTCCCGGCTCGTGCTCGCAGCATCCCAACTGCCGCGCAAGTTCTGCTGCCCGACGTGCTGCCGGGTGCGGAACGGTTCGCCGGAAGGCGACAGGATTTTGCTTGCTTTCATTACACCGAACCAGGGGGGATGATCTGCCAGACACGGAACCCGGGTCCGCCCACCGTGTTCTGCGCCTGCTGAGTCTTGCAATACCTGTCAAGGGCGATTTGCTCGGACAGACTGTGCTGTTCCGCTGACACGCCGTCGACCGTCGCACGCTTCGGGTTCTGTGCCGCTTCAACCAACTCTTCGGAACACCCCATCACTCACCACCTTTGTGAAAAGTGCCGTTGTGGGAACGACAGTGGGAAGATGCCTGTTCCTCAGTCCATCTCTTCACGTCGTAATGAAAACTTTGTACTTCCGTCTTGCCACCCTTGTACCCGATCAGAATGTTGACCGCTTTCCCCCGCACCGAACCCCGCGCCGTCTTGATCCGGTCGTATTGCCCGGGGTCGTGAATCCGGCAGGCATGGAAATTGCTGTAGGGCATAACACCATTGTCCCAAGCGAGAAATCAGGAAAACAAGACCAAAAACACCCCTCCAGGGTATACATATGGAAAACTTTGCCTATTTTCTGGGAATTCCGGCCTCGATCGTCACGAAACGATACCCGCATGCCCGGCACTGGCGATACCGCTTGATCTGGTTGTTCAGCATGGAGTCGGTCTTGTAAACCCGCGTGTCACAACACCAGCATTGCGCGCAGCGGATGCCGCCCCGCTTGGAGAAGATTTCAGACAGCGTCTCAGCGGTGACCTTCTGCCGCTCTCGTTCCATGACAATCATCTTGTTGTCATCGCAGCTATCGTGTCCGCCGTCACTTTCTGGCGCTTCCGAGTCTCTTGCGTCACCCGCTTCATCGCCTTCATCTGGATGCCAGCTATTGAGGCGGCGACCTGCGCACCTGTATGGCAGTCAAGGAAATGGTTGTCCTCGCGACTAGGCTTCTCTTGCCACTCAATCGCGTTTCTCTTCTCCGTGATCACGCGCATGCCGTATTCAGCGTGCAAGTGCTCACAGTACATCCGATGCTTGCCACCCTTGTAAAGCGTCTGATGACCGGGTTCCGGCACTTCCGTGTTCCATCGCTCGGAAAGAAATGTCTTCCAGAAATTCGTGTCGTACACGACATGACGCACCGGACGCTTGCGCTTGTCCAGCGCCGGTATCCGCCAGTGAAGACCTAACTGGTCGCCCTTCTTGCGGCCCATCTCTGCAATCAACCTGCCCGACGACCTGATGCCCATGCCGTGCCCGGGTATCCACGGCGTCTGTGGACCGCGCTCGTGAATCACGCGATACACCACTTCCGTGCTCTCTCCGAAGTTGGCGTCGACAATCCCCTTGCTCACAGGCAGCACCGAACCGTCCAGCCGGGTCCACCCCCGCTCCAACTGGTCCATCAATGCGTGCAGACTCTTAAAACAGGCAGACTCGAAACTGCTGCCAGGGAATTTGCGAACCATTGTCTTGTTCACGTTCACCAATTGGAAGTAGTGACGGTTCTGACGAGGAAACGTGCCGTAGTCAATCACACTGCATGTGAACTGGTCGCCCCAGGCGTACACGCCGTAATACAGACACGTCTTCTGAACGTCAATGAAAGCCGTTACCGTGTCGCAGTAGTCCGGCACGATGTACTGATGAAAGCCACTCTGATGCGTCAGCATCTTCTCGATTGGCGGCATTTTCGTGTCGTCTTGAATGTGCTCAAGTGGCTCGTTCTGATATTCCGATGCGAATGTCTCCGGGTCCGAATAGTAAAGCATCATCGCCGACTCAAGCGCACTGTTGAATCCGGCAAACTTGCGGTCTTCCCAGTACACCTTTGCGCCGCGCTCCAATTCTGCCTGATGCTCACGGTAAAAGTCGTGCGCCCTCGTCGTGTCGCGGTCGCTCGTCGTGCAAGCCTTGAAAATGTCCCACCACTGATCCCACAACTCCTCGTTCACCGGCATACTCTCAATCATGCGAACCCTGATGCCGTTCATCTGAGGGTACTTGTCGCGATTGAGCATCTGGTCGATTGCGTCCTCCTTGTAAATCACCGTGCCAGTGACAACGAGACTCAGCTTCTTCCCAGGGCCGGCCATCCCCATGATGTCACCGTTGATGACGTCCAGGCGATCGCGGTTTTGCTTGCGACTTCCGGCGGACCTGCGGTTCTGAGGATCGTCGGCTAACGCGAAATCAGGACGCATGTTGTTGATCAACGGACCCCGCGCCGCACTCCCCGTGATCGTGCCAGTCGTAATCACCGAACCAGCGTTGCCGCGATCCCGTGTCTCTTCAACATTCGGAAAAACAATCAGTGAGGCACCCCATCGTAACCCGGTGACCAGACCGCGACTCGTCTGGTACAGCGCCCTGTTCGCAACACCCTCAGACGCCCGGATGAAATGGCAAACTTCAGGAAAATCCTCCATCAGCAAGTCGTTGTTCATCAAGTCGTTGCGAATCGAATCAATGTGCTGCTGGGCCTTCGACGCTTCGGCCGCAAATAACAACGGATACTTCAAGTGACCATGCAACGTCGCCCACTCAACCATCCGGCGAGCTATCGACGTCTTGCCGGAACCACGGGGGAACGCAATAAGCTGGCAAAGGAACTCCAAGACAGCCTGCTGCAGCGTTTCGATCAATAACAGGTGCGATTCGGACCAACCAAGCGAGAACTCGGCGGCGTGGTACGTTTCCAGGTGCAGACGCAAATTGTTCTTCGCAGCGGCACGGCGCTTCGGGTCAACGATCGCCGGCGGGACTCCGACTTCGCGCACGTCGTCGTAAATCGCACGGGTCTGCAACGAAGACGCACGACGCGCATCGCGCTCTTTCTTCTTCCCAGAACGCTCTCGATAGATTTCTGCTCGAACCATGATGACAACAATAACCGAATCGGGCTGTTAAGACAAATAAACAGAAAATATAGCGTAAAAAAACGAATCGGG